CCAGAAAGCATCCTATGCGTTTACTGCACCGCCGTTATTTGATGTTGGAAATACTGCCGCAAATAAACACATCACAAAGGCTCTGGGGGATGAATATGCGAAAAACTGCATGGAGCTATGTGTAAATGCTGCCAATACCTCAATCGGTTGGGTGCATTACTGGCAGGGCGATAGTGGTTTTGAATGGGCGGTTGTTCCATCAGAACAGGTCATCCCGGTATTTGACCGGAGTTTAAAGCGTAGGCTGATCGGAGCCATGCGGGTATATCCGGACATCGACGATGCAACTGGAGACAATTATACCGTGTATGAATACTGGACGGATACAGAGTGCCAGGCATTCCGGCGAAGGGTGGGAGAGACACTTGATCTGCTGACATACTATGAAATGTTTGCTGATCCTGCTACCAGTGACATGACCGCCGATTATCGCCATGATTTTGGGGAAGTGCCATTTATCCCATTTTACAACAACAATATACATACAGATGATCTGCGAAACATTAAACCGCTGATAGATGTATATGATAAGGTCTACAGCGGTTTTATTAATGATCTGGACGATATACAGGAACTGATTTTTGTGCTGTCCGGATATGGAGGACAGGATCTAAATGAGTTCCTTTCAGATTTAAAAAAGTATAAGGCAATAAAAATTGAAAGTGACGAAGATGGATCAGTGTCAACACTTAACATCGAGATCCCAATCGAAGCCAGAAACAGTGTGTTAGAAGCCACTAGAAAGGCAATCTTTGAACAGGGGCAGGGATTTGATCCACAGCCAGAGAACTTCGGGAACCAGTCGGGCGAAGCCTTGAAGTTCATGTATTCGCTATTAGAGATGAAAACCGGGTTGATGGAAACAGAGTTTAAGCTTGGTTTTGCACGTCTTGTCCGGGCAATCTGCAAATCTCTTGGAATTCAGTGCGGTACGATCATACAGACATGGACCCGTACCTGTATCAAGAATGATACGGAGCAGGCACAGATCTGTAAGGATTCCGTAGGGATTGTGAGCAAAAAGACGATTCTGAAAGCACATCCGCTTGTGGAAGATGCAGATGCAGAAATCAAGCAGTTGGAAAAAGAAGAGAAAGAAGCGCAGGAGAAAGCAGATGCTTACGTTGGCGCTTTTAGTGCAAAGGGAAGGGAGACAGGCAGTGGGACGGACAGTGATGATTCTGGGAACGGAGTACCGGATAGAGATACACAAGTGGTCAGAGGATAGCGAATTAAGCAAAAATTCATGGGTTGGTTATTGTTGTTGTGACCTTCCACTGATTGTTATTGCAGATTTGGATGATGAAGAACATTTTCACTTTGATAACGAAGAGGAAAAGGATGTTTATTTCAAGAGTAGTCTGCGCCATGAAATTATTCATGCGTTTTTGAATGAAAGCGGCTTGAAAGATAACTTTGAGCACGTTCCGCGTATGGGACACGAGGAAACAATGGTTGATTGGATTGCAAATCAGTTTCCGAAAATCGCAGACGTATACGAGAAACTTGGGATTTTGTGAAATGAGGTGATTGCATGGCTGAACAGACAAGTGAATACTGGCAGGAGCGTTTTAAACAGATGGAAGATGCACAGCATGATACCTCCGTTCAGAAAGTGCAGGAGATCCAGGAACAATTTGACTGGTCCATTACTGCAATCAACGGAAAGATCAATGCATGGTATCAACGCCTGGCAGATAACAACGGTATTTCCATGCAGGAAGCAAAAAAACTGCTTAATGCGCAAGAATTGAAGGAATTCCAGTGGAATGTGGATGATTACATCAAATATGGCAAAGAAAACAAGATCAACGGAGCGTGGGAAAAAGAACTTGAAAACGCGTCTGCGAGGGTGCATATCGGCAGGTTGGAAGCCTTAAAGATTGAAATACAGCAGGAGGCAGAAAAACTGTATGGAAACTGTGTTGACGAGATAGACCAGCATATCAGGAATACATATACCTCTGATTTCTATCACACAGCATATGAAATTCAAAAAGGCGTCGGTGTAGGTACAACGATTAACCGGCTGGATCCACGAACTGTCGAGATGATCGTGTGCAAACCGTGGGCGGTAGATGGAAAGAACTTTTCAGACCGCCTGTGGGAGAACAAGACAAAGCTGATCAATAATTTACACAACAGCCTGTCGCGTATGTGCATTACCGGGGAAGCGCCGGATCGGGCAATAGCAGAGATATCAAAGCAGATGAAAGTATCCAGAGCACAGGCGGGCAGAGTGGTCATGACGGAATCTGCTGCATTTGCAAATAAGGCAAGACAGGATTGTATGGAAGAATTGGATGTAGAGCAGTTCGAAGTGGTAGAGACACTCGACAGCCACACATGTGAGACATGCGGTGGGATGGATGGTAAGCATTTTCCTATGACAGAGTTCCAGATTGGTGTGACAGCACCGCCATTTCATCCGAATTGTCGTGGCTGCACATGCCCTTATTTTGATGATGAATTTGACAGTGTGGGCGAACGTGCCGCCCGTGGCGAGGATGGAAAGACCTACTATGTGCCAGGCGATATGACATATGAAGAATGGAAAAAATCATTTGTCGATGATGGTGTGTCAGATGAAAAATTTACAACCAAAAGAAAATCGACAGATGGATCGGTGGAAATACCTGATATTAAGTTTGCGACGAAGAAAAACTCTATAATTACTGCGAAACAGAAGTTTGAAGATACGATGACGGTATCTAAGGCATACGATGAATTGCCAATCAGAGTAAAACAGACTTTGAGTGATATAACATTTGAATTCGGGTGGGATGGAAGTGCTTGTGATATCGTAAATAGGACAATTAGAGTTGGAATCGGCACCAGCAAAGCGGAAATATTCCATGAAGTAGGGCATCTTATCGAAAATTACATGATGGATCAGAATGTTGTTGCAAAATACAAAGAATATCTTGTTGATGGATTATCCTATAGTGATATAATGATAAAGACATATTATAATAGCATTGGAGAACCCATAAATATTTATATATTAACAGGCAATCGATTTGAAAGTGAGTATCAGGCAAGGTTGTACGTTAATAAAATGTCAGATGCTTTGAATATTGATGGAACAATTAACACAGATTTACTGGGAGAAAGTATATCTGAAGCATTTAGAAAATATATGAACAATGAAAGTGTATCTGACGAAGTAAGAAAGATAATAGAAGGTGTCGTTTTATGAGTAACAAAGAGGAGTTCTTGAAAGTAAAGACATATGAAGAATACGACAGAAGAAGGGATGAATTTAGAAACCTTGATGTTCGGGATCCAGAAATCTTGAATCACTTTAATGAGCTATTTCCAAAATTGGAAAAGAGTGGTTGGGAAGATGGTGTTATCGTAGAGGCATATAAAGAATCACGCAAGAAAAGAGAGTAAACATTATGGCAAGAGATGACTATTTTGTAATTGCATACAGAATTTTGGCATATTTGTATGCGTGTCTGGAAAGAAACAATTCCCGGATTGTAAGAATGCCGGAGCTTGGAGACGTACAGGGAAAGCAATTTTGGGAGAGATTTTTAACGTAAAATAGTAGGAACCACCAGTCAGAAATGATATGGTGGTATTTTTATACCAAAAAACCCAAAGTTGCACCAGTGCAACCACATAACACAAAACGATGGAAACAGGATTGTAAGCAGCAGTCCTGTTTTTATATTGTCCGAAGCCTTATGACGTTTAAACTGCGGCAATTTGCCCTTATGCATGGCATCAAAACTGCATGCTGCCGTGGAGACACCACATTTAAAAACAGTGCAGGAAAGGAAACTATATGGAATTTTTAAAAGACATTTTAGGCGAAGATCTCTATAAGCAGGTGGCAGATGCTGTCAATGCTCATAACGGAAAACCGGAGAATAAGGACAAACAGGTAAAACTTGCAGACCTTGGATCTGGTCAGTACGTCGACAAAGGCAAGTATGATACCACTGTTGCAGAAAAGGAGAATCTTTCTGGTCAGATCAAGACACTCAATGTTACGATCGGAGATCTGAAAAAGAACAATGCAGATAATGAAACATTGCAGACTACGATCACAGACCTTCAGACGAAGTTAAAAGAGCAGCAGGCAGCCAATGAGCAGATTTCAAAGACTTATGCGTTAAAAGATTCCCTCACAAAACAGGGAGTACTTGATCCGGATTATCTGATCTACAAAGCTGGTGGGCTGGACAAATTCACATTTGACAAAGAAGGTAAACCGGTCGGCGTAGAGGAAGCGGTAAAGCCATACAAGGAAGATAAGGCTATGGCACATCTGTTTAAGCAGGAGCAGCCAAAACCGCCGTATCATCCACAGGGCGGCACTGGTGGCGCAGGAACTGCAAACCCATTTGCAAAAGAGACGTTTAATCTGACCAAACAGGGCGAACTTTTAAAATCCAACCCGGAGCAGGCGAAAGCGATGGCAGCCGCCGCAGGGGTAACCATTTAGAAAGAGAGGTAACTATTTATGGCAATTACAAAAATTGCAGACGTGATCGTACCGGAACTTTTTAACCGGTATGTAATCAACAGAACTATGGAGCTGTCCGCGTTTTTCCAGAGCGGGATCGTGGTAAACAGCCCGGAATTTGATGCACTGGCATCCGAGGCGGCGAGAACACACAATATGCCGTTCTTTGAGGATTTACAGGGAGAATCCGAACCGACACTGGAAGATGTAAAGATGACACCGGCAAAGATCGGTTCTAACAAAGATGTATCTACCACAATTCTCCGTCAGAAAATGTGGGCTGCCACAAATCTTTCTGCAGCAT